GTGCAATTGCCGGCGGGTAAGAAGGAATTGTGCCCATGACTACCTCTATTCTGCCAGCCCAATGGCCAGCCAATCGAACCCTGGAATGCCGGGGGGACTGCCGTCATCGTCGAGGGCGGATCTGAAGGTCAGCGTTGTTTCGGTGTGGTTGCCGGCGGCGAGGTGGTTTGGATTATAGCCGGCGCTCGGATCATAGAGGGAGAAGATCACTGCGAGTGGTGCTGCCGATAGCGCATGCGGCAATGTAATATTGACAGTGGCTCCGGATGAAATCGAAGCGCGGTATTTTCCCCATTGGATTGTAAGGCCGCCTGGAAAACTGATGTGGTCACCTGACACCTCGATGCCGCCAGGAATGAGAGCAGTGAGGGCGGCGAGGAGCTGTGTATGGTCGGCTTTGTCCGGCGTAATTGATGCGGCGTCCAAGACCGACATGATCTCTTCCTGGATCGCGTTCGCCCAATCGGCCGTCACCACGGTTGGCGAAACGCCCTCCCCCGGGGCGCCGCCGGTAAAGTATCCCGGCGTGCCAGCACTGCCGGGCGTCGGCAGCGCTGCAGCGGCGGTTTCATGGTCGATGCGAAACATGTGCCCTCACTCGGTCAAGAAAACGGTGGTGTGCGCAGGTTTCAGCGCCTGAAGTTCGCACAGCAAGGCCGAGGGGGCGATGCCGCCAGCATTGGCAATCACCCGCACCCCCCAGGCATAGCACCAGGCGTCGCTGGCAAGCGCATCCCCGATCGCGCCCAGACCAATGCGAAACGGCGCATAGGTCTCGATCTCGATCGTGAAGCCCAGCGCCGCTGCGAATGCGACGAAGAAAGACGCACTCTGGCCATTGCTGCCGATGAACCTGGCGCGGACCTGCTTCGCTCTCTCCGCCTGCGACGGATTTGGACCTACGCACGGATCGGGAAGGCCGAGCGACTCCTCCCATTCCAGCAGCAGCGCGGCATTGTCGCCCGGAAGCGAGCCCGCAAGCAGCCCGACCGCTGCGGCGTCGAGCCGTTGCGGTTCATTGGCCAGCGCATGGACCAGGCGCTGCTGATCGGTCTCTGGATCTTGCGGCCAGACGCGCCCGCGCGGGAGCAGTCCCCGCAGCGCGCCGGCATAGTCGGAGACGGTTCGGGCGGTCATGTGTAAGTGATCGCGCCCGCGATCGGCAGGGCCCCCGCATTCGAGGTGATGTTGCCGGCGGAGCCCGGTGAGACCGACCCGGCCGAAGCGGTGACCGCGGTGATGACGAATCCGGTGGTGCCGGTCACCGCGGCGATCGCCGCCTCGATGGCGCTCAGCGGGGTGCTACCACCCGGGACCGCGGTTTGCTGCAGGGCCCGCTTGAACGCCGCGAGGATGGCTGTGCGCGTCGGGCTGCTGGTGCCCGACAGGCCCGCGATGGTCAGGGCGATGGTGTTCGGTGTCGGCGCTAGCGCCAGCACCAGCGCGGTCACGGGTTGCAGCGTGAACAGCGCATCGGCCAGCATCAGCTGGTCGCCCATACCCACCGGCCCACGCGCTTCGGCGGTCGCGGCCCCGTCGGTGCCCTGCGGAAACCCACCAAACTCGGAATTGACGTCGTCCATCATGAACAGGACGCCGACCGACCCTGGACCATATGCACCCGGGACGGCCCAGGCGCGGGTGACACCCGGCACCGCCAGGGCCCAGTTGACGTAGTCGGTCGCGGAGCCGCCTTGTGGCGGATGGGAATATGCGGCGATCATCCGGCTCTTGAAAGCGTCGTCCAGCTCGACATCGGCCCCGCCCACGAGCGCGGTTGTCACCGTGCCCAGGGAAGAAATCCCCGAGATCGCCGAAGCCAGGGTCATCGTGATCCCCGCCGAGGTGTTGCCCCCGGCGCCAGTCTGAGCCGCCCGCACCGACGCCTCGACGATCCCCTCCGCCGCCACCGCATCGGCGACGACGAGGAACTGGACCCCGTCCGATCGGGTGACGGCGGCGCCTTGGGGTATAGTGCCGCTACTGGCGTTGAAGGTGACCACCCCGACAGATGCCGTGGCCGGCTTGCGCACCACCCCCTTGAGGGCCGCCCAGCCCTCCAGATATTCGTCGGTCGCCGTGAACGGGACAGCCTGTTTGGCGATCCAATCGAGGTAACCGTAGAGCCCGTTGATGATGCCAGCGAATGCGTCGCCAAGGATCCGCAGATTGGCATAGCGCAGCAGGCTATCGATGCCCGACAGGCCGGCGTTGATGTCCGACGCGATCCGCGCGCGCAGGGTAGAGAGATTGGGCCGGGCAAATGGCATCAGAGGCTATCCCAGAGGCTGGCGAAGCGAAGGGTCAGCGGACGGCCGCCACTGCGATGAATGGTCACTTGCGCACCGAGCATGCCCGGTCGGGTATATTCTGTGGCCACATCGATCCGGGCTGCCACCCCGTCCTGGATTAGCCAGTCGAGCGCGTCCACGATGTCGGACTTGACCAGGGCGAGCAGCTGCGGAGTGGGCTTCTCACGCTGGCGCAGCCACAATTTGGAACCGATATTTCCACCCCACCAGCCCCGGCGGTTTTCTGTGCCGTCGGCGATCGTATCGTCGTCATCAGCGGCGGCGTCGGTGAACAAGCTGATCAGGACCGCGGTCGCAAGATCGCCAGCGCTTTGCAGACGATCACTCGAGTCGTCGATTACGCCGATAGGCGCGCCACCCTCATCGACAATCGGGTTGCCGGCGCCATCGACCCACAGCGCGGGTTCATTGCCGCCGAGCAGCCAGTCGCCGAAGCCTTGCGTGGCGTTCCAGCCCGTGACGATGTCGGTCATGCGGTATGGTCCGTGGTGCCGGTCGAGCCGCTACCGGTCTGCACGCCGCTGTGCTTGTGGGCGTTATAGGCGTCGTGCAGGGCCTTGACGTCGATCGCGGTCCCGCCGGTCTCGAGGAGGATGTTCCCGGCGACCTTTAGGTCTCCCGTCATGTCAACCTCCGGCGAGTCGAGCGTGATCTTCGAGGCGTTCTGGATGAGGAGTGGCAGGCCGGCACAGTCCAGAACCTGACCCGCCTCGGTGAATTTCAGAATCGCGCCGCGCACGTCATAGATTGCAGTGTCGCCCGGCTTCAGCCCGCGCGGCCGCGATGGCCGATGGCTGGTCGCAACGACAACTGAGCCGCCGCGGTCCCCGCTGAAGCGAAGCATCACGACCTCGGCTTCGATCGGCGGGACCGAGGTGAACCCGAACTCCGTGACGCGGCGGACCTTATCCAGGATGCGATCGGTAAAACCGCTGCCGTAGGCCTTCTCGGTGACCTGCAGCTCCTGGAGGTCACCGGTGTCGTCGATGACCGTTGCCCGACCGATCGCCAGCAGGTTGCCCAGCATCCGCCAGTTCATTGGCTGCCTCCGGCGAGGTCCGAGAAATTCGCCGGCACGAGCGTGATCGGCTCGGGCGTGAACGCCGCCGAAGGCATCGCTGCGATCTCGGCTGTCGTGCCGCTCTCGCTCGATCGCCTGAAGTGGACCTCCGCGATGACCAGGTCCGCCGAGATCCCCGGCAGCTTGACAGGGATCAGCGTGTTGGGCGCCCACAGCTTGCCGGCACTGTCGCGCCAGCTGTCGAGAGTAAAAGTGGCGACCTGGCTGCGGCCGGCGCGGCGCGCCGCCTCCCACTTGGCCCTGGCCTCGGTGAAGGGATAGGGGTTGGGCGCGCTCTGATCGATGATCAGGTGTGTCATCCGGTGGCGGGGCACGCCATCATCCTTTGTCGTGCCGAAAAATGTGCCGCCCGGCAGATCCGCAAAGCCGTCGATGGCGGAGCCGCAGCAGACATAATCCGAATACCGCTCGTTCATCGCGCGCGACCACGACCAGCTCTGGACGTTCTGCCCGAAGGTCGCGCCGCTGGCGGCGCGCTTGGTGCCGGCTACCGCGAGCAGCAGCCGACCGTGGCTGTCCTCATAGGCGAGCAGCTTGGCATTGCGCGCGACCCGTTGGATGATGTCGGCGGCCGTCTCCCCGTAGTTAAGGGGCCAGGCCGGCACTGTGTCGCCGGGGCTTGCACCCTCTGCCAAAGCCACCGCGATGCCATAGGGCAGCGCCAGGTCGTTCGCGATCGTCAGCGCGTTGCCATTGACGAGCTGGTGGGACGGCCACTCTGCGGCGCAGTCAACGAGGTCCTGCGTCTTGCCGCGCCCATCGATGGCAATCCGATGGCCGTTCGGATCGCTGCCGTCGACGACGCGATCGACATAGCCATCCAGGACCTGGTCATTGCCGAGCAGCACCGTGCAGGAATTGCCCGGGTTCACCGGTATGGAGCTGCCAGGCGGGAGACTGGCGCTGATCGAGAAGCTATTGGGAAACGCTTCGGCGCGAAGCGAGACCTCGATGTCCTCCCAGCCTGAAAAGTCATTACCCGCGACGACCAGGCGCAGCTCCGACGGGTCAGCCTTCGGCGTCGTGCCGGTGACGATAATATCCGGGTCGGTCACGACGCCAGCGCCTGGAATTGGGGAGGCAGAAACAGGGGGTGCGGAGGGGCAACCTGGGTGACAAGCTGGTCGGCCCTGCCCGGATCGCCGTAGATGTTCTGTGCGATGGCGAGCGCGGGCAGCGGCGCGCCGAACGTGAAGGTCCGGACTTGCGGCAGGGTGGCTCCACGCGCACGCAAGTCCTCGACGATCGATGCCCGGCAATCCAGCAGCGCTGCGAAACTCTCATCCTCGCCGGCGTCCGCTGCCTGGAGCGCGAGGCTTTCCAGCACCGGCCCCAATGTCGCGATGCGAGCGGACGCGTCGTCGGCGCTCGCTGGCTGATATTGCCCAACGGCGTCCGTGAGGGCAGCGGCGGCGGCGCGGGCGATGATGACGGACAAGGCGGGGGCCTGCGACATCGCCTGCGACTGCAACGACCAGGCGATGATGCTCACCATGAGCCGAATTGCGTCCGCCGGGTCGGCGCAGGCGCCCGATAGCGCGTCGATCATGGCCAGAATCGCTGGCGGCACACCCTGGGCGTCGGACAGGTCCGCGATCTCCACTGCTGCCACGAAAGCAGCCGTTGCGGTCTGCACCGCGACCCTTCCGGCCGAAGCAATCGGGATCAACTCGCCGACCGTCGTCGTGTCGGAATAGGGGCTGGTGTTCACGCCGACGACACCAGCGTTGCCGCCGGCGTTGAATCGCCCGAACTCGCCCGGCATCTGGGCGACCAAGCGCGTCAATGCCGTCGCGTCGCCGGCGAGGCGATCGATCTGCTGCTGCCATATCCGGGCCCCGGCCGTGGCTGCGGAGCGGAAGGGGTTGAGGCCCAGCGTGCTGGCGATGGCAGCGACGCCCTCGATCACCGCCGCGGCCTTGAGCGCAATCGACGCGACCTTCTGAATCTTCCCCAGTAGACTATTGGCAGCCGTGCTGAGCTTGTCTTTGCCGGGAAACAGCTGCTCGCCCGCCTCGATGAACTCAAGTTCGATGTCCGACCTGTTGCTCGCGTCGAGGGCCTCGGAGATTGAGGCCCGCTCGACGCACACCTTGAGCACGCCCAGGGTGGGATGCGTGAGAACGCCGGAGCCCTTCTTCTCGATTGCCTGAACAAGGGTAGCGCGCTGAAGCTCGACCGGAAGGCCGGCAAACTTGACGTCGCCGTCGAGCACGAAGCCGCGAAAGCGGAAGCGACGCGCCGAGCGGCCCATGTCTTCCGCCCAGGGTTTGTCCCGGCCCGGATACTGGTGGAGCGCAATTCGCCGGCCGCCAGCGGTCTCCGACTCGGTCACGGCAAAGGGCACGCCTCGGAAGGAAGCGGGAAGGAGCATGATATCGAACCTCCCGCCTCAGTGCTGCATAGCCGTGCTGACCGCGCCCCTGGACCGGGCAACAGCCTTGGTCCCCGGAGGTGCATTATGGAGATGCACGTCGAGTACCACCCGATTGACGTAGTCCCGCGTCTCTTTGAACGGGATGCGCTGGGCAAATTGCTCGTCCGTAATCTGGCCCTTGCGCGGATCGCCGAACCGCTTGATCCACTGGTCGACCCGGCCTTCGCCCGCGTTGTAGGCGGCCGTGGTCAGGACCTGGTCGCCGCCATATCGTTTGCCCAGCCAGTCGAGATATGCGCCGCCCAGGTGCCGGCTATATTCAGGATCGCTGCGATAGCGCTGCTCGTCGAAGCGCTCGCCCAGCATCGAGGCCATCCGGCGTGCAGTTCCCGGCATGACCTGCATCACGCCGCGCGCGCCCTTGGGGCTCACCATCCACTGCTTCGAACGCTCCCCAAGCGTCTCGATGCGGTGGGCAAGGTCTCCTATCCCGGTGCCGACAGTCCGGAATGCCTGGTTCGACGCGGCCACGAACTTCTCGGCCGCGTCGTGGATCATCTTCGCTGCCGGCTTGAAGTCGCCATCGATGACATTGGACATCGCGCGCGCGCTTTGCAGTGCGACGTCGATCGCGCCCTCTCCGTGCTCGGCCAGCGCGCCGCGGCCTTTGCTCCAGGCGCGCTCGCCGATCTGGCCCAGCATGACCCCTTTGCGGGCGATACGGGTCGCAGTGGCCATTTCCCGGTCCGACAGCACGCTGGCGGTCTTGTCGGTATCGCGCATGTCGGCCGACAGGGCCTTGCCCCCTTGCGTGAACGCCGGGAGGGCAGCATCCGGTATGCCGAGCGCGCGGCCCAAAGTGCGGCGGCCGCTGGAGTTCTGCCGTCGGAGCGCGTCCGCAATCGCGGGGAGCATGGCGTCGGTGTTGACCGTGCCATCCTTGTTCAATTTCATCTCAACGCCGGTGCGGCGCATCGCCTCGAGCGCCGTCGTATTCCGCCCGTAGCGGGCATCGTTGAGGGTCTGCGACAGGCTGCCGGCGGCGCCGATCGCAGTATTCTTGTCGACGCCGGCGCGCTCGGAGGCGGCCGCAAACTCTTGCAGGGCCTTGGTGCCCATGCCGATGATATCAGCAGTTCGCCCGATCTGCGCAGCGCCCTTCGCCCAGTCGGTCGCCAGCTTGTAGGCGGCGACGGCGGCGGCACCGAGTACCGCAACGGTGGCTCCTACGGCAACGGCGACGCCGCCCACGGCACTCGACAGCAGGCCGCCTGAGGTCGCCGCACCAGCCAGGCCTTCTCCCATCGCCGAGGCCGCTTCCCCTACAGCGCCCATGCGGCCAGCCAACCCCGCGGTGAGCGAGCGGCCGCCGAAGGCCTTGGCGCTGGCCTGCTCGATCTTGGCGAAACTGCTGAGCATTGACTTGGTCGAGCGCCCGACCAGGCGCTCGTTGTCGTTCATCGCGCGGCGGCTGCTGTCGCCAAGCCGCTTGGGCAACTGACCCAGCCGCTTCTCCGCCTCCTTTGCGCCCTTCTCGACCTTGTTGTCGGCCGTGATACTGACGCGCAGGTCGGCAAGATCAGACATCAGCCCACTCCAGCCAGCGGTTCAGGGTTGACCATGGCCGCGAGGCGACCTCGTCTGGAAACTTGCCGAAGAGCCGGGCCAGCGCGACAAGGCGCGGGCCCGGGTCCGGCGGGATCAGGACAAAAAACCGGCGATGTACTGCGAGGCAGTGCGCAGATCTCGCGTGCCGATCTTGCGGACCGCCAGCTCCGGCACGCCCGAGACAATTGAAACCCCGGCGATATCGGCATCGACGCCAGTCTTGGCATCCCACCGCGACCACTCGTCGGCAGTCGGTTCGCGCAAATGGAGCTCGCTGTAGGTCTGCCCGCCATACTCTACCGGCTTGCGCAGGATGATGATCAGCGCCTCCGGCAGCTCATCGGCGGGCTTTTCAGTGTCGGCCATAATCAGTTCTCCGTGACGTCCGCGCTCTCGAAGCGGATCGAATAGGTGCCGTCCTCGGTGTTGACCTCGGCCGGGTCGCCGGCGCGCCACATATTGCGCCCGACAATGGTCTTCCCGTTCGCGGCCTGGGCGACGACGGTGACGTCGCTCGCCGCGTTGAGGTCGGTCATCGACAGGCTGCTGCTGTCGCGGCCGCGCCAGGAGATGTGGCCGGCAGCCGGCTTCTCGGAGAAGCCGTGGATGCCGTCCTGGCCGGCCAGCGTCTCGCGGGTGGTCGAGCTGACGAGGTATGTGCCCTCGCCGGCAACGGCATAGGACCGGCCGTCGATGGTGATGTAGAGCGTGCCTGCAAGGCGGTTATCGGCCATGGTTGCCTCCTCAGATCAGGCGAAACTGGATCAGCATCGCGAACTGGCGCAGCTGGTCGATCAGCGTGCCCGGCCACAGGACGTTCACGCGGTTGGGATTGGTGGCGTCCTTCTCGACGATCAGCCCGGCGGCGAAGGCGGCCGACTTCTGGACGAAGCCAGCCTCCTCGAGCTCGCGGTAGGCGGCGATGATGTCGGCGCGGATGACATTCGGGGTGACGACGTTGCTGTTCGGCAGCAACCGGACCCCGTCCGCCGCCAGCTTCACGCGCGAGAACTTCGTCTGCACGCGGCCGCGCAGGAATCGCATCACGTACATCAGCGTGAACATCGTCTCGATCTCGAGATACGAATTGTCCGGAGCGCCTTGGGCATTGGTCACGTAGGTGGTGACCATGTTCTCGATCGTGACCGCGCCATTGGCATCGACGAACCAGGTGGTCGCGCCGCTGTAGAGCAGGGTCGAGTTGCGCACCGGCATGGTGAAGCGCGACGCGATCGGCGGCGCCAGGACCCCCGCCACGGCAAGGTATTGCAGCGGCAGCGCGGGATCGTCGCGCAGACTGTTCGCGGCCCGGCCGGCAAACCCGGCCGCCCAGGCCCAGCTGGGCGTCGGCGAATCGTTGTAGGCGACGATCGTCAGATGCTGGTCGTTCCGGCCGGAGCAGAGCGATGCAGCCGCGCCGGCGGTGCCCCGCGAGGCGGCGAACGCATGCCCGTAGAGCTGCTGGGTCGAGGACCAGCGGCCGGTGCTGTCCGCCAGCAAGGCCTGGATAGCGTTGAGCGAGGTGCTGTCGGTCAGCGACGTGACGATGAAATCGAACCCTTGGTCCCCAAGCGCGGTCAGCCCGCTGGTGAGCGTCGGGTTCGTGGCACCACTGGCCATGGCCGTGACAGTCACGCCCACGCCAGCGGGAACGCTCTCCCCACCGGCAGTGCCGAGGTAGGCCATCCGGACATCGATGTCGTTGCCGGCCAGGCCCTTGTTACGGGCGGTGAGGTTCACGGTGCCGGTCGACGTCGCGGCGGTCACCGGCAGTCCGGCCGCATTGATCGCCGCAGCGACGTTGGTCGCGATGGTGGAGGCGGTGTCGCCGACGCTCACGCCCACGGCCAGGTTCTGGCCGGCGACGTAGATCGGCAGCGTGCCAGCGGCCGTCGCCGGGCCGGTGAATGCGACAGAACCGGTCGCAGCAGCGCCGGCGCCATTGTCGGCAAGCGGGAGGACCCAGAGCTCGCCGGTGGGATCGTTGAGCCGATAAGCTGCGATCATGCCTGCCAGGATCGAGCCGGCGCCGGCCGCCGCCATGCCGTCGCTGGCGGAGATGACCCGGGTCGGCGTGTTGGCAACCAGGGTTGCGCTGCCGGTGATCTGGCCGATCAGCAGCGTGCGCTGGGCGGGCGCCGCAGTGTTGGCGAAGCGGGGGTCGAGCTCGGCGAAGAACAGCGGCACGCGCAGATTCGCGGGGATGTTGTTGAACTGCATCGCCGGTTACTCCTTGGGGGCCGG